TTGTGCGCCAGCCAAGCCACCAGACAAGAACCCAGCCGCAGGGTTGCGGAAGGTTGGTTGCATGGTCTGACCGCCGACTGTGCCACCGCCAACTGCTGTGAGGAAGTCAGCCAGCTTCTGCTGTGGGAGCATCTGCTCATACTGGTAACGCTGGATATCTGCTTCAAGCTCTGCCTGAGCCTGTGCCTCACGCGCCGCACCAACCTGAGCCAGTGTCTGATAATCTGCAAAGCCAAACTCACGGGCCGCAGGTGCTTGCTGAATGGCCGCTTGCTGTGCCTGTAAAGCCATTGGGGCCAGTGCCGCGCCTAGTGCGCCCTGCTGGTAGCCAGAGCCATACCGGCCAGCCTTTGCGGCCTCGGCCTGCACACGCTCAACAACAGGCTGAAAAGCGGCCTGCTGTAAAGGGTTGGTCCCCATCAGGTTCTGCATCACAACATCCTGAGTTGCGCCAATAAGCGGCGAACCAGCCGCCGCCATCTGACGATACCCAGACAAGGCTGTCTCTGTCTCAGGGCTGAACCCTACAACAGTTGACCGGGGGAAATACTGCGGTGTCGGCGCATCATACAGTCGCCGCGCTTCCTGCACAGCAAACTCAAGCTGTGGCTGTGCATATGCCGGTGCCGAAGATGTGGTGGTAATCGTTCTCTGTGAACCGCCGCCCTTGCTCATTTTACATATCCTTCGTTAATACCGTGGCTGTCGCACTATAATCAGACAGAACACGCTCCCAGCCCTTACGGCCTATAATCTCCATGCTCGTACAGCCACGCTCTTTGGCCCACTCGCACACTTGTTTCTCGGCCTCCAGAAGCTCATCCATATCGCCGCCAGCTAACCAAATCCGGCAGGTAGCCCTCTGGGGGTAGTCAACTATCTCCACAACTATAGCAGATTTTTCGTAAGGAAAAAATGCCGCCTGTTTGTTGGTTATAGCCTGCCACACATCCTGCAACGTGTGGCTATGTCCGGCGTACACCAGAGCCGCCTGAATGTAATCCGCGCAACGCTCAAACTCATCAGCCAATGATGACATAACTAATATCCGTGCTGTGTCCGTTGTTCTTCTGTCCTATAACAAAAGACCCGTTGTTCTTCGTTTTGATATACGGGTCATGGTCATAATAGTTGACGCTGTGAGGCTCCAGCAATATCACGCTTTCTGTGCTGGCCCGTGGGTCAGTCACAGTGATGTCGCCGCCCCCAGAGGCAAGTGTAACCTCGCCGTGGCAGTTAATCTTGCCGTTCATCGCGCCGTTCAGAACCTCTGCAATCATCCGGGTGGTGGCTGTAATCGGGTTCAGTATGCGAAAGTTTGCTGTCTTACCCATTATCTACGCCCAACCTCTCTGGCATCCACATCCAAACCCTGCGCGTTTGACCAGTTGCCCGTCAGGTTCATGCGGGTGCGGTGATACCGGCCCTGTGCGCGAAACGGACAGAACCCGTCCACGTTCATAGCAACCGGGCTTGTAAAGGTAACAGCAGATGTCGGTGTGTTACGAGTGCCGACTTCCATCGTCACAGTGCCATCCTCAAAGTACGGATAAACACGGGTCACAATACCGTGCTTGCCCTTAGCAATACCGACCTCGCCGGTTTCAATGGTTGCCGCCAAAGGGTCGCCTGTAAAGGTGGCCAGCTTGTCTCCCACAGCACCGCCAAAGAAATACTCACCGCCCCGGAACAACTGACTGTCCAGCACGGTTGTCAGACCATCAAGGGTGGCTGAGATGTTGTCAAGATTGTCCAGCGTGTATCCAGAACTGAAGAACGGCGCGATAAAGTTGGTTGTTGCATTTACAAGCGACCAGCGGTTCAGCGCGTAGTTGTACACCAGAAGCCGGTCACAATCGCCGTTTGTGCTTGCTGTGGACGGATATGACCAAACAGCAATCTGGTTCAGCGGGTCAACAGCGGCGGACACGTTGTTCTTGTAGTTGCTGTTGAAGTCCCTTTCAAAAAACTTATCCACCTTCTCGTTGCCAATCGGCGTGGCTTTCTGGCCGTCAAAAGCATGGAAGCCGTTATCCGCCAAGAAGAACGTCAGTGAGCCATAGTTGCACACAGAGCCGGGCAGACGACAGCCGACTTGTGATTCAACCCGGTCAAACTGCCAGATAAGAGGTGGCCCTGTATAGGTAGCCCGGAAGATAGCACGTTCACACAGAATGGTGCAGTATTCACCGCCGACCATACCAGTGATTGCGCCACTGTCCGGCAAGTCCTGAAAGTCAGACTGGTCTGTTCCAGTTGTCCATCCTTCAATGTCATTGAAGCCGGACCAGCGTGTGCGGTACGGAACCCGGCCTGACCCCTCATCAATGTTAGCCGTCCAGATAAAGTCCCGCACAACAGCTATAAAGTCAGCATTTGGTGGTGAACCGGCTAGGTTTGAAAAGGCCGTGTCAGTGCCTAACTGCCACTTTTGCAACTCTTCTCCCACACCGCCTGACGCGATGACATACTCGCCAAACTGCACAAACCGCCAGCGTTCATTCCCGGTCAAGACATACGCAGGGGTGCCAGACTTACTGACATCGGTGAGATTGTTTGTGGACGGTGTGAACTTGTACAGCTTGCCGCTATCACCAGCAAACAAGGCAACATTCCCGCTATTGTCTTTGGCCGCAAAGATGCCGCGAATTGTTGCGGTTGCAGAATTGCTGTAAGTGATAAGCTCTGGGAACGGCTTGTAGCCAGAGGCAGACGGAATCACATTTGTTGCAGTAACCACGCCGGGGTTCAGGTGGTCAGGCTGGTCAGGTAGCCATTCTCCAAAAGGTATCATATGCCTATCCAATTCCCAGAGGCGGCTGGTGTTGTACCCCACACTTCAGAGCCAACAGCCACATCCGCCCAAGTTTCCGTTCCGACTGCCACTTCCTGCCAGTCCTCGCCCAATATCTTTGACGCTGTTGACGCCTGCACCTCAAGCCGGGCTGTCGAAGCCCCGTCAAAGGTAACAACAATGTTACCGGCTGTCGTGATGGCCGCCTCAGCAGTACCCGCCGTCAGTGTAACAAAGTTAGAACTGGATGTCGCGGTAGCCGCAAAGCTGGCAGATGCCGACACAGTGCGGACCCGTGTGCCATCCAACGCGGCAGTACCGACAGCGTTGACCAGTGCCTCAAACGGACGTACCCGAATAAACGCCGCTACAACGGTGTTCAGAGCGTTTGCAGTACCCGCCGCTGTCCTTGTGCGGCTTGCGTCCATCACGGCTGTCAGTGCGCCTGTGGCGGCCCCTGATACACCCTTCAGACGCTGTGCATCGCTTGATGCAGTGACGGCTGTTGCACCTGACCCTTCGGCAACCTTCACCTCAAGAGTGAGCGTATCGAGGGGGCCGTAGTTCCAGCTATCCAGCGCACCCCAGCCATCCATATGGTCCAGAGCTACAGCAGTCCACGACACACTATCGCCAAGCTGGTCAAGCGGGACGGTGTAGCTGTCTAAGGTGCCGGTAATCCTGTCGAGGGGTGCTGTTGCTGGCATAGGTCCACCTTACGCGGCGGTGATGTCCATGTCGCCAATAGCAATCTTCAGGATGTCACCTGTATCGATTACCTTAGAGGCTGTCAACGCACCGTGAATCAACAGGTTGCCAGAAGAGGCCGCATCGAAAATACCGAAGTGACTGACAGTGCCCCATGAGCCGGTGGCCGCTGGGAACTCAACTGCCGCATCGTTGCTGGCTGTGCCTGAAGCCGCCGCACCGAATGAGATGGACTGCCGGGCGTACCCTGAGCCACTCAATTCTGTGCCTGAGTTATCGTCACCGAATGACCCGGTGGACAGACCCACATACACAGTTGTCGGCATGGTGTAAGCACCAGTGCCGAGGATGTGGTCGAGAATCTCATTCTCTAAGTAATCTGACATTGCTGACATATTAAGTCTCCGCTACTGCATTTTGTCGTGAATAGATGCTGGTGATGTGTAGTGAGCCGGTGCCGTAATGTGCGCGTTGCTCATCAACCTTCACCTCCTCAAGCCCACGGGTGAACTTGGTATCATACTGCGCCGCACGGGCCTCATCCAACAGATAGGCATAGGCTTCCGCCAGTGCGCCGTACAAATACAAGTCAGGGCTTCTCAGGAACAGCGTAGGCGTGGATGTTGGTCCGATTGCATCCAGAGTGCCGATGTAAATAATTTCCGCAGTATACGCGCTATCAGGAACCGGGCGGAGCTTCATCTCTTTGCCGACAATGCTGTAACCCTCTGGACGGCCCTGACCCTCACTTGGGTAGGATGTGTCCAGACCTGTTGGGCTGAAGTAAGACAGCACCTTCACAGGGCTAGTGTTCAGCTTTACCTCGCGCACCTCACGCAAATCTGTCGGCAGGGCAATGTACTCATCCCCGAAGGTCAGTGTAGCCTGCACCCGCTTTTCCTGTTCGCGTGTTTCCAACTCCCGGCTCATCCGTGCTTCTGCAAGCTGGATGAAGTTGGGAATCTGTGCGGTCAGGTCGTCACGCGCCAAAAAGTTGCTTATAGCGTCCTGTAAATCCTGATAGCTTGTAATGCTCATATGTAACCGCCGCCAGTTCTAAACACCCGATTTTCGCTGTCGTTCAGCCATTTCTTCCACGCCTTTGGGTTGTCGGCGGGGCGACCAAACTTGTTGACAAGCTGATTATACAACACATTCGGGATTTCTGCCACATGGGCCATGTGCTTCTGTGAGCCAATCATCTGACCGGGGGTCCAGTCATCTGCCATGTGCTTGTTTAGCTTCAAAAGATTGTCGAAATTTTGAGTGTTCTCAATATAGGTCGTGCCATCACTGTTCTGGTTCATCGTCAGTGTCTGGCCGGTGTCTGCGTCATGCTTCAATACGCGCTTCATACATACCTCCCAAAAGGTGAGAAGGGCGGTCGCCCGCCCCTCTCTATGATTACTTAGGAACCTGACAGGTCCATAATCATTGCGTGTGCTTTTGGAGCCAGAACCTTCAGTGACCATTCAGTCACAATCTGGAACTTCTCCGCGTCACCTGTTGGTGCAATTTCGTTTTCTGCGAAGTTGCGGCCGTTCAGTGTACACAGTGAAGCGAAATCTGGGTCCAGCAGGAAGATGCGGTCATTGCCGAGGAAACGGCTAGGCGCAACGTCCAGTGTACCGAAGTCAGTCAAGAACACAGATGTTGAGCCAACGTAAGTTGTGGCTTTTGCCTGTGTCATGTTGACATCGTTGCTGACCAGATTGCCAGAAGCTGACAGGTCTGAGAAGTTCGCACGGTTGGTGGCTGAGGCAATTAGGAGCTTCGGATTTCCACCCGCAGTCCAAGCATCTTGCATTCCGTCTTCAATCAATGCGAGTGTCAGTGCCCGGTCAGTACCTGCGCCGACTACGCCTGTGCCTGTGCCAGCAGAGAATGTGCCGCCACCGCCCAGTGAGCCGTTTGTAATCCAAGTTGTCAGTGAGGCTGACTTACGAGGGTCAGACGCTGAACGAGCTTGGTCTGTGTCACCGATTGACTTTTCAATGTCACGGCGCAGTTCCAGAGACTTTAACACCTTCTGGTCATTTTTTCTTCAATCAGGTTCGCTAATCCTGACCCGTCTTTTTAAGACTGCTCATGCTTTCACATGAGATGAGACTATATCATCACCCTACTGTTGAGGGGCTGTGCGCTTCCACTCGCTTGAGTGTACTCCCTTGCGGGATAGTCGTTGCACCTTCCTATTTCTAGGCTTGGCTCAGGATTACCATATCAATGACTTAGGCTTCCCCTGAGTTCACACAGTTTTACTTGCGCTAGTTAGTGTAAAGTCAACGCAACTTCACGGTCACGGCCAGCTTTTTCAACCACATCGAGGGTCTTCGATACGGTTACGGCCTTCTGTGAAATCTGGTGGTAGTTACCCAGACGAGTTGTTGCAGTTGGCGCAACATATGACGCATCTGCGCCTTCTGTCACGAAGTTTGAGTTTGACGCGGCGGCCAACTCCTGAACCTGCCACTCAACAAAGACACCGTTTGAGGTCTCTTTCTTCAGAGCAGAGAAGATTGGTGTTTCATCGGGGTCAATCCGATAGATGACATCAGCAAGCTGTTCGCGCTCACCAATGGCAGTTTGAGTTGAAAAAGTAGACATTTTAAAAACCTTCCTAGCTTATGCTGTTATCTACCCATTAAGTAATCGACTGCCGCGCCTACAGACTTCTCTTTATCGAGCCGCTGTCTCGCTTGCTGTCGCTGACGACTTGCAACCTGCGCCTTTGTCTTTGGCGTTCCGGGTTTGGCCATTCTGGGAGCCTTGCTTGCCCTCTTCTTCGCGGCGGGTTTCTTCTTCTGAAGATTGTCCCATTGCCACGCTTTATAGAGCAGTTCAATCGCACGAGCGTCTGTCGCGTTGGCGATTTCCTGTTCTGAGAAACCAACAACATTCTGAGCGTACTTAATCACCTCTTGACGCTCACTGTTGCGGATGTCCTCATCACGCCACTGAGGCAAGCGATTCAACATCTCTTCCCTCTGTGAGGACAGATGCTTCTGCATCTGAGCCTGTTGCTCCTGAGCCTGCTGTTGAGCCAGTGCTTGTTTCTCGGCCTCAACCTGACGCAGTCTTTCTTTTTGCTGGTCAAGCTGGGTCTTATAAACAAACAGGTCTTCAGCAGAGTAGCCCTGTTCCTTTAACGCCGCCCAATCAGGTTCCGCTTCCGGGAGTGTCTGCTTGAGTTGCTCAGACAACTGTTCAAGTTGCTGTGCGTGGTAATCCCTCATCTGGCTAACTTCAGCGGCCTGTTGCTCAAACTGCTTCCGTTGTTCAGCGAGTTCTTGACTACGCTTTGTGAAAACTTGTTGCCGCGAATAACCCTTCTGGAGTTCGTCAAGGGTGACCTCGTAATTTTCGCCATCTACTGTGACGGTGTATACGGGTTCCTCTTCTTCCTCTTCAGCGTACTCCGCTTCTTCAAGTTCTTCGGCTTCACCAGCCTCTTCCTCGTACACATCCTCTGAGGGTTCTTCGAGAAGATTGTCCTCTTGGATGGCCTCGGCCTCAGCCTCCGCCGGTTGAGCAGTCTCCTGCTCTTGTCGCCCTTGTTCTTCCGTGTCCGTAATGGGTGGAGTCAATAGGCTAGAAATTGCTTCATTAACAGAAATAGCTCCAGTCTCTTGCGAGGTATTGGACATATCTAATTACCTTTTCTCAAATTTTTGACGATTCTGCAACTCATCCAGTTGCGCCTTAGCCAGCTTGCCACTGGTGATGACCCCTTCAAGATATCCTCGAAGGGCCGACAAGTTCTGACATAACATATACAGCCGTTCACGGTTTTGTGAATCTTCCACAGAACTGACTTTCCACGCCTGTATAAAATCTGCTTCAAGTGCTTCAAATGCCTCATTCAGTAAATCGTTCCTCAACAGTGATGCGGCCTTTTCACCGCGTTCTATCTGTTCCCTCGCCCTGCCTTCGTTCATAGCAATGTGTACCCTGTCAAATCATACGGCATCTGATAAAGGCTTGCGTCTGTAGCCATGCCGCGTCTAAACGCCTGATTCCGGGCTGTAAAGTCCAGCAGACCCGGTACTGGTTCATCTAACAATCCGCGCCGGTAATACAAGCCCTGAGACGGGTAAAAGCCACCAGCCGGTTGCATATACTGTGGGGTGACTGCGGCGGCTACTGGCTCCTCTGCCGGTGTGATAGCTGTGACCGGTGCGCGGGGTATGTCCGGCCCACCGTCATCGTCATCCCCCATATCGCCAGTGTAACCTCGCGACTGATAGCCCATCAACGCGCCGGTTTCATCCTCAATGCGTTGTGAGCCACCCTGCAATGGGTCAAAGCCGGGACGGCCAAAGTAAGCCTCACCGCCAAACAAGCCTTGCCCCATAACACCAACAATCTGACCGGTTGGGTCATATACAGGAGTGCCACCCTGCCCTAAACGGGTTGCAATGCCTTTGGCGATATTTTGTCCCAATGTGTTAAGGCCAACACCCATCAGACCTATGTTGGGCAGAGGCTGGTTCAGTTGCCTGCTAAATAACTGAGTGACGGGGCTTGAGCCTTGACCGTAACCCTGCGCGATATTTTGCGGCAAATTTTCGTTTGCAAGCCTTTGACGGATGGATTCGTTGATTGCTGTTTGCGCTTGGTCCCGGGCAAGCTGTTCTTGAACTGCTCTTTCAGCTTGTATTCTTTGACGCATTTGTGCAGTGCTTTCTGAGCTACCGCCGTTACCGCTGTCATCCCCGCCACCGATTCGTTCACCTGCAACAGTTGTGCGACCAGATGTAATATCTGCGACAGATGCTCCAGCCCCGCCAAAAGCATCAAGACCAGCACCAGTATCGGGACCATAACCACCCTGACCGCCACCTATATCGCCGGGCGTTCCACCACCACCGAAGTTGCAGAACATACGGTCTTCAAACTTGCTGGCAATGTCGTTGCTCAGAATGTCATGCTTGTTCCACATATCTACCTCGGTAAGTTTGTGCTGATTTCAGCGTCAGTTGCGGCCTTAATGGCCCTCAGTTCAGCTTCAGCCGCGAGTTCCTGTCGGCGAAGTTCCAACTCCGCCAGCATCTTCTCACGCTCAAGCTCAAGTTCCATCATCATGCGTTCCCGCTTCAGAGCCATCTCAGCCTGCAACTCTGCCTGTGCAGTCTGGTCTGCCTGCTGTGGCTGTTGCGCCATCTGCCGTTGCATC